TTTCCTGTATATGTAAATGAATTTGTTAAATCGGGATATGTAGTTGTATCTGGGTCAAATGGGTTAGTAATGGTTTCCAAAGTAAGGCCACTTGCGCTCGCAACATAATCTATTTGATATTTTTCATAAACACCAGCATCTCGCCATCCACTACTAAGCGAAGCACCATCTGCCAAACTATCTGCATGATAGGAAAAAACAACATCTGATAAACCTGACTTTTCACTCATTTACGCTCTCAAATACCAATATAAACCAATTGACTTTTGTACAACTGAACTTGCAGAGCCACTAAATGCAAAACTATTACCATGCGTATGCGCTGCACCAGAACCCAAACCAACCTGATAAGTTAAAGACCTTGAACCACTTTGTGAAGCTGCTATTTTAACACTTCCAGTGGATGAGTTATTTACATCACCAACATTTGATTGTGATAACGTTACCGTTGCTGGCAACTCTGCCTCTGTTAATGCATGACTTGAAACGCTACCAGTTATAGAGCCTGTACTCGCCACTGTTGTAGCACCTGCCGTATCTCCTACTGTCGTGATTGAACCACCACTCGAAACGCCCATAACAACCCTATCTTGAAAATCAGGAGTAGTAATAGCCTTATCTGCATCCCAGTCTGCTTGTGCGGAAGCACCGCGCCCACCAGCTACAGGAGCTTGCCCATCTGCGAAATTATCCCATAAATATTTATAGTGTAATTCGTACTGTGTTCCAGTTATATCGCCATTTGTTGTTTTAGATAATGTTTGGCTATCTAAAGGAACTTCATTAGTTCGTGCTGAACTGTGCGCTCCTGATATTATTTCAGGTAATGGCGTAGGATTAACAACTTGAAAGTTCGTGCCATCATATATAATAGTATATAACCTGCCAGATACTAACTCACCACCCTGCAATGCAGTAGCACCGTTTTTAACAATACTTTTTGCACCAACGGCGTTAAAATTGATGGTAGATGCCCCCGTATTAGTAGCGTTTATATTAACTAAAAATCTTTGCCCTGCAACATATGCCGTAACTGAGGGGCTTAAATTTGCAACGTATGTATTGGCACTGCCAGTGGTTGCTATATAAATTCCACTTCCATCTTGAAACTGCCCCATCGCAATGTAATTATTTCTTGCGGTTGCATTGCCTACACCAGTATGAATATTACCATTCATAGGTAAATTGCCAGTAGCTGAATTTTGCCCGTCTTTTGTAATACAATTATTAATACCGTTTGTAAAATCAGTATCGTTTGCATCGTGCCTGTCTGCACGAATCTTAATACCGTTTGCAGCATCTGCAACCCAACTATGGGTTTTAGTAAATGTGCCGCTTCCGTTCCATCCTGCCATTATTCAACACTCCATGTTGCTTTTTTTTCTTGTTTAGGCTCAATTAAAGCCATAATAAGTACAAATAATAGTATATTAGCTAATATCATTTATCCTCTCCCATTGCTTGCCCCATGTATGCGCCAACTATTCCGATATATTGCGAAATGTCATCTTTGATTGCTGGGTTATTAATTGCAGTTTGTTCCATGCGTTTTAAGAATGTTCTAAATGTACCTCGATTTATTGGCTGGTCTGCTGCTTTTGCTAAACTTTTAACAAAATCTTCATTAGTCAAAAGTCTTGCACTTAAATTAGCACCTACACCAGTTTTTACAGCTGCTACGGGGTCAAAGGTACTTAATCCAATTAACGCAAAATTACCTAAATTATCAGCTGTCCTTGAGGTGTTTACAAACTCTTGCGAACTTTTAAGAGTCTTGCTTATATCAATAAGTTTATCTAATGCTTTGCGGTATTCACCACTTTGTTTACCAAACAATATTGATTTTCCTTCTGGCGTAAGAGCTTCGTAATCGCTTATAAACTTAGCAACACTAAATTTATTTTCATTATTTCGGCCAAAACTTTGCACTACAGCATCTCTTACAAGTTCCCTATCGCCTTTAGGAATTGCACTGAGTATCTTACTTGCTTTTACGTCACCAACCTTTGAAGATGTTTTTAGCTGGTTAAATATCTGTCCTGCATCTGCCCTATCACCTAAATATTTTTTTAAATTTTTTTCTATTTTATTGATACCATCTGCATAAAAATCATTTGCTTTATCAAAAGCCTGTAACGCTTGTTTTCCTTTTGCAGCTGCTGTACTTCTCATATCCTCACTTAGGGAAGCATACAACTGCTTAGCTAACTTATTTTCAACTCCAGTTGTTACCACGTCCTCTTTTATAATTTTACCAACCTCTGAGCGATAAGCTTTTAATGCATTGTATGGCAACACACCTTCCGCAGCATCTTGCGCTATGTCCGACATTAAACTAAAAGCTCTATTAGACTGTAATCTTTTTTGTAGTTGCGGTTGGTTAGCAAACTCACCAGACTTTACTTCAAATAACTTTGTAGCATTACCAACTTCTGCAATATCATCTGGCTTTATAAAATTATCTAATTTATTATATAGTTGATCAGACTTATTTTGAAAATTATTTATAAAACCCCTGATTCCTTCTTGAATTTTAAGTCCTGCTTCTTGCCCTGTTATCTCTCCTTGTTGTTTTGCCAACCTAGCAACACCTCTTTCTATTCCTTGCAGCGTTTCATCTATGTTATTTGTTACAACTGATGTCGAACCTAATGTACCATTTAAAATACTTCCCAAGCGTTTTATAGTTGGACTGTCTGTTACCGCTAGTAACGAAGGTTTTACGCCTGACTCTGTAAAGTTTTTTACTACAACTGGATTTACCTTAAATAAAGATTCTGCAATCGTCTTTACTGGTTGTGAAACGCCATCTGCAAATTGTGTTACTTTCTTGGCAATAAAAGGAGTGGCTTTTTCAAATACTTTTGCACCAACTGGGGCTAGCACCGCACCTGTTACAGCGTCTTTTAATATACCCTCAGTTGTTTCTGCCTCACTTAATCCACCAGCTTCAATCGCTCCTGTTGCAGCCAATGCCGTTGGAGTTGCTGCCCTTCCTATATTTGCACCTCTTGCCAATGCTTGAGCACCTTTAAACACACCGCCGCCTACTGGTAAACTAGCACCTATTTCAACAGCTCCCGTAGTTATAGGCATTTCTTCTCTTGCTTGCTGTCTTCTTGCAGTCATTCTTTGCGTAGCTTCTTCTGTTAGCTCTGTAAGTGTAGCATCATCTACACCCATTGCTTTAGCAATTAACGCACCCCCCAGCGCAATAGCAGGGTCTGCAAACCCTAAAGTAACCCCCCTTGTAGCAACCTCTGTCAAAGCTTGCCCTGTTTCTAGTGGGGCTTGCGTTACTGTTTGTGTGATTTGCTCTTTCGGTGTAAATTGTTTAGATGCAAATGCAGTCACCTGCTCAGGGGTAGTCCCCTCTGGCACTTCAAAACGCCCTATTCTGCCATCTGGTAATTGTACTTTTGCTATTGGCATTACTCAAACCCTAAAAATTTTATACTTTTTGGCTCTGTGGAATCTTGTGTTATTCCCTTTTTCTTTGCTAGGTTTTTTTGTCTTTTTAAACCTTTTCGTAAAATATCTTGATACTCTCTTGCTGCCTTTGTGAATTCATCTTCAGATAGTGATAAGCTCATTCTAGTCTGTGCTGCCTCAGCTCTGTTGCTTTCTGTGTCGGTAATATTACCTTGCCCTCGCAACCTTTCCCTAGCTGTTAAAAAAGCTCCACCCTTTAATTGTTTTAATCTTTCTGCAAAAGAAGCTGCATCTGTACCTGCTGTGAATCCACCACCTGGCTTGTCTAAATCTCCAGCATCTGTAAAAGGAAGTTTCTGTAAACCAAAACCTACTGCTGCATTGAAACCTGGATGCTCTAGTAAATCGTCAATTAATTGTATCGTATTTTCGGCCTCTGCCTCCGCTGCTACAATAGCAGCCTCCTCCTCTAACTTAGCGGTTTCAGCTTTTTTTTCTTTTTCGCTTATTACACCTTGCGCCTTTTGTTCTTCAAGTTGTAATCTTCTTTCATCTATATCAGCTTTTCTTTGCCGTTCACGTGCATTTATTTCATCAAGAGTAGATTGCCTCTGCCTATCAAAAGCCCTTTCTTTCCTTCTTTCAGCTCTCTCAAAGTCTGCTTGCTCAGCTTTAAACTCCTGCTCTCTTTCCAACAGTCCAGTCTCAAAGGCTCTTTCTTCCTCTATTTTTAGCCTTTCTGCTTCTGCTTCGGCTTTTGCTATAGCCTCTTGTGTACGTCCTTTTTCTGCACCTATATCTTGCAACTGTTTAGAACCAAAATAAGCAGCTATGCCCCTTGCAAGTGGGTGTGCGTTTCTATCATTAGCTTGTTGCAATAGATTTCTAGCCAAAGCCTCTCTAGTGTTTAACTCTGGTAATGGCACTGTGCCTTGTATTCTACTAGGCTGCGATTGTAATGCGCTTATTAATTGGCGATTCTCATCATCTACAATTTGCGTAGGTTGCTCAAAAGATTGTTGAGGCTGTTGTTGCTGCCTTGCTAAAAACTCAGCTAAGAAATTTCTATCTCTCATCAACAACCTCCATTTCTAAACCAAGCTTATCATAATAAACACCGTAATAACCATTATCCATAACAGTTACCGCCTCTGGTGTAGCCTTCATTACTTCTTGTGCCATTACACCCTTAAATCTAGTAGGATTGCCTATGTAATTATAGTGGTATAAATTATATCCTTTTTCATTACCAACATGCTTAATATTTTCTTTTAACCTATAATCAGAAAATGCCGCAACCGTAGCACCTGCACTTGCCAAATCGCCAATGAATTGCAACTGTTGGTTTTGCTGTTGTTGTGCAAATTGTGATGCCCCCAATTGATTTGCAAAACCTTGATTAATTATACTAGCCACATCAACTGTTGGTGCATTGAATGGCTGAAAAGGAGCGGCGAAGCCACCCAATGCCCCTAATTCCCCGAACTGCTGCGCCCTTTGCTGTTGTTCTAGGTTGGCTAACGCTAGTTGTTCATTTACTTCTTGCCCCCTTAATGCCGCTGATAAACTAGCTAGCCTGTTTTGTTCTACTCTGCCTGCTTCGATAGCACCAAACGCTAAGTCTTGTTGCCTGTCGCCAACTGACTGGTCAAATCTAGTCAATTCTTTTTGTGCTGCCTCGCTTGATAATGGGATGCCTCTATCTGCTAAACTCTGCACCAAATCTCTACGCTCTTGCTCTATTATTGGTGCTAATCTTCTTTGCCCTGCTTCAAACGTTTCTTGCTCTAGTCTCAAAGCATCGTCTGCAAAATCCCCTAGCAATGGTGTTTGTAATCCGCCCTGTATATCCGCTGCGCTTCTAAAACCACCTAATTGAGTTCCTTGCAGTTGACTTACCAAGTCCAACGCTGCAGCTTCTCTTTGCTCTCTAAATTGCTGTTGAAATGGGCTTTCTGTGATTCTTACGCCTTCCGCATCAGGACGTGGTACGAAGTTGCCCTCTTCGTCTATGGTGCCATATTCTAACGTGCCTTGCGGTGTGATTTGAAATAACTGTGTAGCTTGCTTTTGCTGCTCAATGGTTGCACCTGTATCTGGTGCTTGCGGTGCTGGCGCTGGGTCATCCCCAAAGCCAAACGCTTTTCCTAATGGTCCAGGTGTGAATATGTCGCCCATCGGCTCGCCTCCCAATCTTCACGCAATATAGAAAATTGCATTATATCTTCAATTCCTGCTGGCTTTCTTAGGATTCCTTCAAGGGTAAAACCAGCCAATTTAACTAATCTTACCGCTTGGCGATTGCTTGCGTGTGTCACTGCGGTTAACCTATTATAACAAGAATCTTTGAAAAATAAAGATAAAATTAGTTTTATAGTTGTAAGGGGATTCCAATCTTTTCTAAAAGCTGCCAAACTAATACTAGCCTCCAACTCTTGTATATTGCTTTCCTTGTGCATTAAGAAGCTGTTAAAAGCCCACGCAACTGAGGGCTTGCCCTCCTTTATAATTCCATAACATTGACACTTTCTATAATCTATCCTATCTGGGATAGCTTCATTTAGTTTTGTACCCCAGTACCAATTGTTATTTAAACCATTCTCTGAACTTCTAGCGATATGTTCGTTCCCAACCATTTAAACTGCGCTCCCTGAATACTAAACTGTATTACCGTTGATATTGCTCTACCTGTACCCGCTACACTAAATTTAACATTCCTTGCCGCTGCCGCTCCTGCCCATTGCGACTCATCCCATATTGCTGTATTCCAGTCGGGGCCTATAGGCTCACTTTGTGCCGTGTTAGTTACTGGTTTATCTATATAATCGTAGCCTATTTCAGCTCCAAGAGTTGAGGTACCATCAAATAAATAAGTTATTGTAAGATTTTTGACATTCTTAATATTTGGTATATTAACGGTTGAATAAGCCTGTTGTGCTACGCAATCTATATTACTACCATTATCACTAAATCCACTATCAGCCTTATAAACAACACCGTCACCGCCAAAGTACAGGCCGTTATTAAAACTTGCAAATACAGTAGCGTTCCACCCAGTAAACAAACTAGGGGC